GGCTCGGACGGGGACCTGACGTAAAGAGCCCCGCCGCCGTCCCCAACCGCCGCATATCCATAGGCGACGATGAAGGTAACATCCGTTGCGATGTATTCCGATTGAACGCTGGAAATTGAATCCGCGTGATAGACGGTCATCGGCTTTCCATTCCTCTTTTGGGAGTTGGAGTTGGTTGCAACCGCTACGGTCCTATAGTAGCTCTCTCTTCCAAGCATCGACCCGCGTGGAGGCGTATATCGTGGACAAGACTACCAACCGTTGGCCGAAGGTTTTCCCGCCCCTGACAGAGGAGCAGAAGCGGATCAGCGACGATTTCATGAAGCACTGGCATGACGTTCTGCCGAACCGCTATGGGATCGTTGACAACTTCAACCACAACTACGTGGTGAAGCACGCTCCCCCAAACTTCAGAAACACTCTGGAGATCGGCGCCGGAAGCGGCGAGCACATGAACTATGAGCGCCTTTCCGATGAGCAGACGAAGAACTACGTCGCGGTTGACATCCGCGCGAACATGGTTGCCGAGCTGCGCCGCAAATTCCCAGAGATCCAGTCCGTCGTCGGGGACTGCCAGGAGCGAATGGACTTCGAGGACGGCCACTTTGACCGCATCCTTGCCATCCATGTGCTTGAACACCTGCCGGACTTGCCGCGCGCAGTGGCCGAGATGTACCGCCTCTGCGACAAGGAAAATGGCGTCTTGTCGATCGTCATCCCCTGCGAAGGGAGCATGGCCTACACTCTCGCGCGCCGGATCTCAGCCCAACGCATCTTCGAGAAGCGATACAAGCAGTCTTACCGCTGGTTCATTGAGCGAGAGCATATCAATCTGCCGGACGAGATATTTGGGGAAGTTCTCGAATACTTCGACGTGACAGCCTCGTCGTTCTTCCCGCTGGCTGTCCCCTTCAAGTTCTGCAATCTTTGCATCGGGGCGACGTTCAAGCCAAAGCCGCCTTTCAGCTATAAGACGTTCGTGAAGGCGGGTTGATTATTCTGGCGCTAGCAACTCATCGGCTCTTTTGGCTGAGAATAGGGCCGTAAGGACCGACTTTAACGTTCCGAAAAGCTCATCGGATGTGTCGATGTAGCTAGCTGCATCGTAGATCATCTGGTTCTTGACTGTCTGCTGCTTCATGGCATTAGAAACAGCGATAGCTTCATCATCCGTCATTCTTCGCCATGGAGTGGATTTGCCGACGCGGTAATTTTTGTCGGGTACATAAGTCGGAAGAGATTCCATAAAAATGTCCTCTTCCTCCTTTGATATTTCTACATCAACCCCGTTTATGTTGATAATCATACCAACGCTCCTTCAAGAATAAGGTTTCCCGTCATGGTAACGGCGGCAGATGGCAGGATTCTAAGTGCGTTTCTTGCTGCAGCAGTAAGACGGAATCCTCCAATGATCTGCAATTCAGGAGTTCCACTATTGCCAACCATACAAGATGACAAACCATGAGCCCCGTAAGACGCATTGTTGAAAGCATCCAAGGTAAAAGTGAAGTGGGCTTGGTTAAGAGAAGCTGCCGAAATTAGTCCACTATTAGACGCAGTTGACCTTGCACCAGATAGGGTTGTGTTGGCCGCACCTATCGCTTGGTATGAATAATCAGAAGCGCCAGAGTCATAAGATGAACCATTGTTGGTACTTGTCCTCCAAAGCAGGGCGGTACTCCCAGAGGTGGTCATAAAACCAGTTATACGAAGCCTAGAGTATTGGCCTAGATCTGTCATATCGATGGCAGAGGCCGCAGAAAACGACACCGTTCTAATCGCTCTCCAACCTGTGGGAAGGTAAGTGAAGAAGAAATTTGAACCGTCGCATATAATAGTAGCCGCAGACCCATTCGGAACGATCTGAGTGGTCAACCCGCCAATGGTTTCGCTTCCGTTCGGGTCGATCGTAACCGCGCCGCCGTCGGCAACCACAGTCATTGTCCAGCCAGAGCCGAGGGTTGCCGCTGCCGTGAGGGCAAGCGTAGCCGCAGCCGTGAAGCGCTGGACAGTGCACTTGTCCCCCAGAACAGCCGTATAGCCGCCGCTCTGGGCAGCGTAAGCCGTGCTGCGGATCTCGACCTGGAAGTTTGTCCCGTCGCAGATGATGAGAGCCGTCTGACCGCCCCGGATGATAAGGGTCGTTACGCCGCCGATGGTCTCAGAGCCGTTCGGGTCGATGGTGACGACAGACGATGCCCCCACAGCGGAGACGGCATAGTGCCAGCCTGCACCAAGGGTGGCCGCTGCAGTCAAGGAGACTGTAGCGGTAGCGGTATAACGATGGAAGGCGTTGTTGTCGTTCGCTACAGCAGTATAGTTGCCGCTCTTGGTGGCATAGACCACCTCGCCATCCACGCCCGCGCGAAGCTGGGCCATGATGGTCCGAAGGGCATCGTCAAAGTTGTTGACGGCATCTACACCAAGGATACCAATTCCGCCAACATCTGTATTGCTTGACGCCGTTGTTGACCAGTCGAGAAAAGCATTTTTTGCCATCAATATAGCCCTTTGCCACCAGATGCCATCGCTCTGGAGAATTGACCGGAGGTGTTAGAAACGGATTTGCCGTAGCTCGTGAGCGACCCATCTCCGCGAGACTGGCTCTTGGGCTTGTCCGGGAACTCGCTACCAAGAAGACCACCGGGACGAGTAACGACATTGCCAAGAAGACCGCCGCCGACCGCTCCGACAGGGCCGAGTGTCAGGCCACCGAGGACTGCGCCGAGAATGCTTCCCGCCGCCTGTTTGGCCTTCCCGCCGAATTGAGAAGGGGCTCTGTTGAAAGGCTGTTGGTCGAGATAGGCGCGTTGCGCCGCTACCGCTTTTTGCTCTTGGGGTGACAGGAGACCGGCAGTGCCGAGCCCCGGCTGGCTATCGAAGGCAGGAGCCTGAACGGTTGCCGGCTGCTCTGCATAGGCTGCCGCTACGCTCGGGTCTTTATAGACGGCCGGCGCAGGAGCGTTCATCGCGGCATAGGCAGGATTTTCGAGAGATGGAAGAATGCCGGCGTCTAGCTGCTGATCGAGAAGACCGCGGCGGAGCCCGTTCAGTCCGGCCGACGCTGGCGCCGCTCCGAAGCGGGATTCGTCAAAGGGTGTCGTCGCGAACCGGTTGTACATCAGGTCAGGGACGGTTTGCATCGTAGGCTGCTGGACACGCATGGTTACGTCCTTCAATGGAGCGCGTTGGACGGAGGAAAGCGGGGAGCTGTAGGCGGCGTATTCCGCAGGGCTGACGGGCTCGGAAGCCGAGAGGATGCCTTGAATGTCAGGGGCAGGCGTCGGGGTCGGTATGTCGCCGGGAGGAACATCGAATCCGACTTCCATTGCCGATGGCCCATAGTTCCTGTCGATGGAACGGATTTTTGCGCCATACCTGCGATCGGTCGCATAGCCACCGGGACGACCATAGTTTAGGCCTTCGACCGCATCTGAGAGCGTCGGAGCAGTGAGAGCGCCACCCCAGCGCTTGCCCAATGTCGCTTGCCAATCCTTGAAGGAGTCGGATGGGTCTTCATAGGACCGGAAAGCAGCTCGCTCACGCACCGGCCCGTTGCCGTAGTCTTCCCATGTTCCAGCAGTGACGGAAGGCCCGTTCCACGATGAACCTGCTTTGATGCCGAAATAGTTGTTCCCTATTGCGCTTTGGCCGTAATTCGTTTCCAATGCGGCCTGAGCGGCGGCAAGACGAGCCTGTGCATCGGGAAGACCGGCAGCACGGGCTTGACCATAGGCACGGTTAACGAACTCACTCTGGCGTGATGCCATGTGACCCTCACTTAGGATTTCTGGATTTGGAAAAGCCGGACGCTCTCTCGCTAATCAGCTACGCAATCGCAGCTGCGATACTTCTGCCGATCAGTTGGTATATGAAGTCACATTGGGTTCCAGAACTTGCCGCCTGGAGCCGTGGCTGGTTTCACTGACTGCCGATCGCTATAGCTGCGCCACGAGCGGGAGCGCCTAGCTTGTTGCTTAGGCTGTCCAAGGCCCGCATATAGGCCGGGTTCTTCGATGCTTGCTGAACGGCTAGGCGAAGGTTCGCGGGGTTGTCGCTCGTCAATAGCTTGGCAACGTTCTCCATGACCTTTGCGTCGGCGCGTTCACCGAGATAGCGAGCGCCCTTCAAGGCCAAGGCACCAGAAAGAGCACCTTTCCAGTCGCCTCCGGTCAAGGCGAAGCCGCCACCCGCCCCGATACCAAGCTCGACAAGTTGGCGGGCAGTCGTCGAGTTGCCCATGGCACCGCGAAGACGGTCTGCAAGGTCTTCGACACGAACGTACGCTTCGATCTCTCTTGCCCTCTGGGGGCCAAGAGCAAGCTCGATGGATTCGCGCGCCGACTGGTTTTTGAAGATGGAGTTGATGACGTTCGTGCGGTCGCCAACCGTCTTTACGCGGTCGATCAGCTCGGAAGCGTATCCCGTTGCAAACGCCTCGCGTTCTGGCGGCGTGAACTTGGCAAAGGCTTTGCGAGCCTCTGGGATGCCTCTAGGCGTCGTGGCGAAGTTGCGGCCAGCCTCTAGCGCGTCCTCTGCACCGAAGAAGGCAGCGGCGCCCCGGCGCGCGTTCTGGTAGGTCGGGACTACGTGATCCAACTCACCAACAAGCTTTGTCTTGAGCCCCATAAGGTCAGCAGCGCGGGGGTTGTCCCCCGCTCGTTTGGCCTTCCCGATAGCGGAATCGAGGTTCTGCTTGACCTGATCCCAGAATTGGAGGTTCGGAGCGACTAGCGAGCCGTCTGCCTTCTGCCGGAGGACATAGTTGCCCTGGCTGTTCACAGAGAATGGGTTGCCAATCTCCTTGAAGCCCTGAACGGCTCCCCGATCCGCCGATCGCGATGGAACCTTGGAGACAGCAGCCCTCATCGATGGAGACTGCATGAGTTCCTGAAGCGCGGGAGTGTAAACCGCTTGTGCGTTCGGAGACTTGAATGCCGCATCGTAGGCGGGCTTATTGGCGGTCTTGGCAGCATGCTTGATCTGCTCCTGAAGCGCCAGGTCGTCAACGTTTCCGTTCGTGACCTTCTTGAGGAAATCAACTGCACGCTGTCCTTGCCCGCCAAACCGGTCATTAGCAACCTTCTCGATGCCTGCACGGGCCTCTGGCGACTGGTTGGCTGCCGATCGTGCCAAGGCACGCGTGACTTCGCCGCCACGGTCTGCGTTGACGAGAGGGATATTGGCAGCCCGAGCCGTTGCCTCATCAGCAGCAGTCAGAACGCCAGCAGGGTTTGCGGTTGCGTCACGCGAAACTGCTACGCCAACCCTGCGAAGCGATTCCTGTGCAGGATTGGTGATTGCCGAGATCATCGGAGCTGCCTTATTGGCAACACCCCGAAGACCAGCATTAATGCCAGCGCCCAAAATAGGCACGGCAGCACCTACGCCGCCGCCTATAAGCCCACTCCAGCCTGCCTCATGGACATTTCCACCTCTAGCTGCGGTATCGGCTGCGGAGATAGCGCCACTTGAAAGCCCCGACGCAACAAGGCGACCACCAAGGCTTCGCCCTGCTATGCCAAGCGCACGAGCCCCTACACCTGTCGCGCCGAGCGGGATCATGCTACCGACAGCCCCGGCAATCTGGCCGGTAGTGTTGACGCCAGGATGAGCGCGCTGCGCCTCGTCGGTGACCGCCTGCGCCTGCTTGAGGTTCGTATCGTAGCTCTCGCCATCGAACAGCGAGGAAAGGCCCGCAGCAGCCCTTTGAACCCCAGCTTTTGCATATGGGCCGATCACCGGCACGCCTTCTGCCATCCCCATCATGCCTGTGCCAACAGCGCCGTTCGCGCCCTCGGCGTCCATCGCGGCCAGACCCTCCTCGTAGGTGAGGTGGCGGCCTGATGGCGTCGGTTTCGAAGGTTCTGCTTTCCCCTGCTCGCCACGCATGCGGATGATCTCCGCAGCGAGCGTCTTTGCCGCCTCTACGTCGCCTGCCTTGTCGGCATTCACGAGGGCGTTGGAAAGCTGCTCAATAGTCGCCATCTGCTAGCCACCGTATTTCTTGAGGAGGTCATCAACATTCCCGGCCGGTGAGGCAGGGGCAGGCTGCGCAGACCCGCCGCCGAGACGCGACTGAGCACGAACCATGCCTTGGCGAACAATCTTCTCGTAGTCGTCCAGCGCCGCGTTGAATTCCTCTTCCGAGGTCGATGTGTTCATGCGGTTTACCGCAGCCGTGGCTGCACCACCTTCTGCGTTCGACAGAGACCCAAGCCCGCGCATTTGCTGGATGGCGGTAAGGAACGCGCCGCTCTTTGCTTGCTCAACCTTGTTCTGGAAGTCGTAACCGCCTGTCCCTGGGATAGAATTACCCATAGAGGAGAAGCCGGTACCACGGCTCTTGTAGGGGTCGCTACGGAGCGTCTGGATAGCGTCAAGCGCATTCTGTCCTGCCTGAAGGTCGCCGGGAGCCGCAGCCGTCGCCTTCCCCTGCGCGGCGCCGAGTTCTTTTTGAGCTTCCGCCCCCGCCAAATCCTTCGGGATGCGCCCGACAGGCTGGCGAGTGATGGGATCGAGCAGCACGAATTCTGTGCCGGCATCAAGTTTGATCGGCTCCTTGGAAAGCTGGACGCCCTCCGGCAATTGCGTTGTCTTGGCCGTCCCGCCCTTGGAAAGCTGGAGAATGACGGGATTGCCGTTAGCGTCAACACCATATTGAGGCGCGAGGCCGTATTCTGCGTCATTGCCCGACCCCTGGGGCGGGCTGATCCACTGGCCTGTCTCGGTGTTGTAGAGGCTTCCCCCTGCCGACATAAAGGCATTCTTCGGCTTCTGCGCCTCAAGCTTCTGCTGATAGAACAGCTTGTAAGCATCGCCACCGGATAGAGCGCCGCTTTCGACGGCTGCTGCCAAGTCTGGGTTCTGCTGGCGAAGGAACTCGAGCGTCTTGTTGCGCTGCCGTGCCTGAAGACGTGCATCTGCAAAGCCGCCCACGCCGCTGGCAAGTTGCTCCTGCCCCGTCCTGCCGCCGAGGAGCCCCGCGCCGAGCTGAAGCAGAGCATCGGAGTTGTTGGACAGCGTAGGCATCACTTGCGCGCCGAATGTAGGGAAAATCGCCATCAGAAGAAGCTCCCAAGAAGACCGGCGCCAGTCGCGCCATAACCGAGTGCGGTCAGGAACGGGTTGCTTCCTGGCTGGCTCTGCGTCTGCGTGCCGCCGAGCTGGCCGGCGCCAGATGCTATCGCGTTCAGCCTCGACAGGTTCTCCCAAGGCTTGTTCTGCTGGGCGTCGAAGATGCGAAGCTGGTCGCTGAGTTCCTTGGTACGCAGATCTTCGATGCCCTGCCCGACTTGAGCAATCGTCGTGTATGGCGACTGAAGGCCGGTATAAGCCGCTCCAAGGTTGCCGAATCCAGTTTGCCCCATGTTGAACAGGCTGGTGTTGGCGGCATCCTTGCGGGTGTTGAAATTGTTCAGGTCGCTATAGAGAAGGTTGTTGGTGTTCTTACTCACCGCATCGGCGACAGCCGTATTAGCCTGTCCGGAGCCGTACCGGCCAGCCGCGGAGTTCGCGAGGCCGACATTGGTGTTCGCGTCTGTGTTCGTTTGATCGATGATCTTCTGTAGTTCTGGAGACACGGACCACGAGGAGTTTGCAAGGCTCTTGGTGTTGTTCAGCGACGACAACTGCGCGTCATTATATCCGCCGTTGTTGATTACCCCCTGGTACTGGCCGGAAAGACCGTTCCCGTTGGAATTCTCATATCCAACAGTACTCAGGCCCTTCATTGCATCGGATGTTTCCTGCGACCATGGTGTGTAGGTCTTGCCGTAGTAGATCCCTGACCCAACGCCATTGTTGTAAAGGTTCTGGGCACCAGAGAGCGCCGTATTGAGCGCCGGCTGTGCTCCTGCCCATGGCGCGTTGCTGGTCGTCTGTGTCGTCTGCTTGCTGGAACCGGTCATAGGCCAACCTCGTAAGTCGTGCGCAGTTTCTTCGCGTCAGGGAAGAGCTTTGCCCACCCGTCTCGTCCTTCGGCCACGAAGCTCGTCGCGCCGCCTTCTCTTGCCATGTTCGAGATGAATTCCCGTGCTGCAGGCAGCCATTCGTCCACTCCGTCTCCGACTATGCCGAGGCAGCGCATGACCGTCTTCGCCGTCCATTTCTGAAACTGCATGATCAGGATCGCGAGCGGCTCCTCGTCGAAGACCACCACGCAGAACGCCTGACCAGATCGGCACATCTGCCAAAGCTCACCGGACGAGATATCGCCGCCAGTTCGGTCACATGCCGCTTGAAGACGTGCAGCGAAGCGAGGCCAGACCTGGTCTACCTCTGCAGCATTCGCTATGCCTATCTTCATCGGCCGAGCGGAAAGTTCATGAGGCAGATGGCCGTCACGCAGACGCCGGTATTGCCAATGGCCTTTATCTTGTCACCGTCCATCAACCGTATCGGGATGTCCGACACGATCGCCGTGCTGTTTGCCGCAACGCTGCTTTCCCAGAACAGGTAGTCCGTGGCATTGGCAGCCTTGAACCAGTAGAGCTTGCAGGTCACGGCTCCACCCGTGTCGTTTGCCAGCGAGACCGAAGCCATTGTCAAGGAATTGTCGGTTGCCGTAACGATATCCGTCTTCGATGTGCCAGCGAGGACAACCGAATCCGGCTGCGCGACGTTGCCAATGTATGTGCCTTGGACGCTCATCTACTGTTCACCGCTCGCTGTGCCGTGGGCGTTGACAGAGCTAACGACCGACCAGACGGCGCCTTCTGCCACGATCAGACGGAATTTGTGCAGCCGTCCATCAGACCTGAACGGTACCAGACCAGCGCGATTGGCTGAGTTGGCGCTTGACCAAGTAATGGTGTCGCCGTGATAGCCGCTCGTCCCGTCCTGCAAGGTGAAGGATGCGCGCGGAACATCAGTGATTACCCGCGCCTCGTTGACGAAGGTCCGGACGGTGCTATCAATCTCGATATCTGCCGTGTCGATCGTCGCTTGCAGGTTTGGGCCGGTGAACCATGCTAGCTTGTTGTCTGTGGTGAAGGTCGCGAATGTCGGACGGCCACCCGTAAACAACCGGCTATCGAACGGCTCGACAACATCCTCAATCTTCGAATAGAGCAGAGACAGGCCGTCCCACGTGACGCCGGGGGTCGCCAGGGCCATCATCTCGCCAACCGCAATGTCAGTCGTGCACCAGCGGTCAAGCTGCCAGTCATAGCCGAGGCGATAGAAATTGCCGTTCAGGGCTCGATATTTCCACCATACAATCTTCTCGAATGGGTCAGCCGATCCCTGCACATCGCCCAAGTACGTCTGGTCGATCTGCGACAGAAACCAACGGTCAACACGTTCAGCCCCGATAGGCTGACGATCCACTCCCCCAAAGAAGCCATCTTCCGATAGGTAGAAGAACCGACCGGGACCAATCGAGACGATCGAGCGAGGAGCAAGCGTCCCCTGCTTCGGGTTGAGAACCGTGCGCGTGAAGGTGAAGCCAGAGCTAGGCGCAAACGGGAAAAACTGCATGGCGGCGCGCTGGATGACTGTAAAGCCACCCTGCTCGGCAAAGCCGCCCATGACCTCATCGCCTTCAGGCAACTCCTGAAAATCCGCGCCCTTCTGCGCGATCGTCCAGAAGGTAATATCGTTGTTGCCAGACCAACGAACCGTCTTCTGCCCGTTCGTCCCTTCAAGATAGCCGAGAACGAGAAAATCACCGGCCACCCAACTGAACTTGGCCTTCGGCGGGCTGCCACCGAGATCCGCAAACACCCCGGCAGCCTCTATGTCATAAACCTGGATGGCGTCGGAGATGTTGTGTGCAATCAGCTTGTCGCCAAAGCGGGTGAAGGTCCATGCGTCCTGCAAAGGCACGTTATACGGTGCACTCGGGCCTGAGATGTCATCCCAGCTATAATCCGTCGTATCGAGCCTATAGAGGCGGTCTGCTGTCCCAGCTATGACGACATAGTTCCCCGATGCAGTGCGTACGTAGACACCCCCACGGCATTCTCCAGGTAGTGCGTCGGTGATTTCCGACAGCCCCGGCATTGGACCCCAGCCATTGGCGACGGGCAAAGCATTCACGACGTTTGCGCTGCTCGTGCCTTCAAAAGCCGATTTATCGGGCTCGAACGCAGGAAACGAGATCATCATAGCGACGTGTCAACCGTGCTGTTGTAGCGATAGCGGCCGATCGTCCCAAGGCCCGGGTCAACGGTGAGCTGCGAGCGCTTCTTGCGGGCGTTGTCGTGCGCTACTTCTGCCGTGAATTCGTCTAGCATCTGCTTCCACACCGTCCCGGATTGATCCTTCACATAAGCGCAACCCAAGACGATGGATGCGGCAAGGTAGAGGTCAGGATGATTGGTGAGAAATTCGTTCGTCGGCGCAGAGACGGACAGAGCGAAGCGACCAAGGTAGACAAAGCGGAAGGCGTAGGCCGAGATCATCGGGCGATCAAACATGATCGTGTCTCCCTCGATGGCCCACATGGTAGGTCTACCGCGCTCAGTGGTCGTTGAATAAGTGCCAAGAGCGCGAGGAACGACGAAGTATTCGGAAACACCCTCGGTCACATAGAGGTTCTGCGGCTCTTGGACAGCCAGAGAAGCTATGCTCACCGATTGAGCCCCTACGACGCCATTCAGGGTGGCGGTTGTGCCTACAGGGCCAAGCAGGCGGTTCAGACGCGCCTCTGCAAGCGATATGAAGTCTGTGACATTGCCCGATATGTCGGAACGGGCCATCCAGTCAGAGACTGCGGCCTGAAGCTCAGTGTAGTTGGTGATGCTCATGCTTTTGAGCCCCCAGGCTGGCGCAGCAGGAATTCGTGCAAGTTCCCGGGGAAGTCCCGGTCCTTGGTGTGGTGGCCGATGTTGAGGTCAGGGATCAGCCAGATATGGCCGCCCTTGTCCGTCCAGCGCTTAGAGAAGGCGTAATCCTCGCCATACCAGACGCGATCGATTGCACCGTGATTGAACAGGTCGATTGCAGGCGCATAGCGCGGGCCGTAGACGAGTTCCGGATAATCGCCCATGAACTTCTCGACCGCTTCCTTGGTGACTTTCAGGAAGCCAGCGGGGACTTTCGTGGCATCGAGGCAGCCATCGGGGCGCAGCAGAGGCCGGCCATCGGCGTCCGTGTACCAGCCGCCCATGTATTCGATCTTGTCATCTGTCTTGAAGCGGTAAGTACCGGCGCAGACATCGCCTTCCGTTTCCAGAAGGGTAACAAGGTCTTGCGGATCCCAGCTTAGATCGTAGTCGAGGAAGATCACGACATCCGCCTTGGCGTCCATCGCATGGCGCAGCATGGTTGCCCTTGCTGCAGAAATATAAACGTTGCCGATTTCCTGAGAAAGCTTGTGCTCCCATCCCGCCGCTTCAATCAGCGGGACGGAAGCCTCAAGCGATGCGATGAATTGCGGCATTGGACCGGATAGGCTGGGGACGCAGAAAACAACCAGCTTTTTCTTTGCAGATTCAGCCACTTGTGGTTTCGCGAGCGTGGGGAGAGTCATAGGAGTTCCATAGTCAGAGACGCTGACATTCTAGACATTCAGAAGGACTACATAGCGGGCGAGAGCCGAAGCTCTATCGCCGCCCGCTATGGCATCTCATACTTTACCGTCTGGGATTACACCTCAGGCAGAGGAAGAGCTAAGGCTTAGCCTCAACTTGAGCCCTTCCACGCGCCCAAACCAATCAGCGTGTTGGCGATCTCAAGCACGATGGCTGTGAGGTTCGCCGGCACGGTGACGTTGGTCGACAGAGAGAGGAACGACGTTGCCTGGTTGGACGATGCACGCTGTGTTACCGGCGTGACACCATAGAGAGCCACCTTGTCGGTAGCGCTGCGGCCGAGCAGAGTCCCGTCAGGGGAGCCCGAGCCTAGATATTCAACTGCCATGTCCATGCTCCTTTCTTAGAGCCTCATCAGTTGAAGTGGAGACGGGTCGCCAACTGCGGGCGAAGCGTCTTGTAGCCGTAGAGGACGTCAATACGGCAAGGGAGGTTGTCGTTGTTGATGTCGTACTGGCGGACGATACGCAGCGAGATGCCGTCCTGAACTTCGCGACGTGCGAAATCCACGCCGTTCGGCATGATCAGGTCGGCGGTTGCGAAGGTGAACGCGTCTTCCTGGTACAGCATGGAGGTGCCGTCGAAGCCCGACGCGGTACCAGCGAAGGCGAGAGCCTTGCCTGCACCAGCAGAGTTGATGACAACGTTCTGCTGGGCGCCCGAGGTGATCGGAGTCGGGGAAACAGTGATGTTGCCGGCGCCGCCAGCATTTGCCGCAGTCACAACGAACTGCTGCTGAACGCCGGTATCGACCTTCGTTTCCGGGTGAACCGAGTTGACGCCGACGATGGTAAACACGTCGCCCTTGACCATCGCGCCAGTGCCGCCAGTGACGGCAAGCGTGGCTGAACCGGAGGTGATGCCGGTCGAGGTGTTGATGACGTAGTTCGCATCTTCTGCGCCACGGGTGTTACCGGGCCAGAGGGTGTTTTCCACGAAGTCGAAGCCGGCTGCTCGGCCCATGTAGCCCTCGCGGTACTGCTTGGACAGTTGAGCCTGGTCGTTGAACAGGGTCTTCGTGTCCTTGATGAGGTCTGCCATGTCCTGAGAGTTCAGGTTTGCCGTGCGGCTTGGCATCGGGGCCAGGGAGTTGTTCATAAGAACGCGGCCGGACAGGATGTTGTTATACACGATGGCGGAACCAGAGGTCCAAATCGCGTTGTAGACATCCTTGTACATGCTCATGGCGTCTGCCTCGATGTTGGCAGCGAGAACCGCCATTGCAGGATCGAGGATGCGCTTGGAAAAGTCGTCGAGCGAAAGGGTGAGTTCCGCAGACGAGAAGTTTACGTCAACACCCTTCTGGGTGGCGACCTGCAGCGTTACGCTGTTTTCTGCCGTGTCCTGCGTGGAGATCGTCTTGCCGGTACGAA